GGAAGGAGTTTTAGAATTATCTATAAAGGAGAGGGTTATGATGCACAGAGATTCGGTAAAGGTACTTCTAGGGCTGTAAGTGCTACTCTATCTTTTTGGATTAAAACAAATAAGACAGGAAATTATCAAGTTAATTGGAGAGATATTAATAATTCCAGAATGGTTGGTGCTCAATATACAGTCAGCAGTGCTAATACTTGGGAAAGGAAAGAAATAACATTCCCAACTGAAAGCAGCAACGGAGAATTATATAAGACCAATGGTCAAGGACTTTATTTAGAATGGTGGTTTACTTCTGGAAGTAATCAGACTTCAGGTTCTGTTCCTACGAGTTGGGAAGCTTACGATGCAACCGATAGAGCCGCAGGTTTAAATGTCAACATGGCAGATGCTACAGGCAACACTTTATACATAACAGGTGTGCAGATGGAAGCCTCAGATTATGCGACGGATTTTGAACATAGATCGTATGGTGATGAATTAGCTAAGTGTCAGAGGTATTTTTATCTGGCAGCTTCTGGAGCTGATGACGCTGTAGCAACGGTTGCTATTTGTTTTAATTATGGAACAGGTAGCGCAAGAGCTATGCTTTATTTTCCAACAACAATGAGGACAATTCCTGATATTTTTGAGGTTTCTGGAACTGATTATTGGCGGATTTTACAAGCTGGTGGAACAAACGACTACCCAGACAGTGTTCATGGTGGGAATGAAAGACTTAACATGGCAGAAACAGCTTTTGAAGATGATGTAAGCGGAATGACAGCAGGTCAGGCAACTCTATTGAGAATTAACAACGCAGCCGCTAGACTGGGCTATGATGCGGAACTTTAATTATGGCTAAATACAAATTAGCTAAAAATATCGACACAGGTGTAGTCGACAAAGTAATCCTTACTCAAGGAGAAGTAAGATATTGGATTAACTTTAATTCTGAAAGTTCAAAATACCAAGAATACTTAGAGTGGGCTAAAACAAATACTGCCGACCCTGCTGATTAAACACTATGGCAAACACACTCAATACAGTTAGTTCTGGTGGAATCGAAGATGGTTCTATCGTTAATGCTGATATAAATGCTTCAGCAGCAATAGCCTTAAGTAAATTAGCTTCAACTCCAGCCGTCTTGACTGGTTCGACGAATAACACCATTTGTACCGTTACAGGTGCTAATGCTATAACAGGTGAAACAAAGCTTACCTTTGATAGCACTACACTTGAGATTGATGGTGGTACGAGTTTAACTAATTTCAGCGGAGATACTAATAGGGGTAGTGCAAATCAATCTCTAGTTAACTTCCAAGGGAAATGGAATGGAACTACAGTCGCTAGAATCCTTCTGATTGCTGGTAGTGATACAACAAATAAGGATGATGGTCAGATTAGATTTGATACCGCAACATCAGGTAGTTCTATTACAGAAAGGATGCGGATCGATTCGAGTGGAAATTTACGATTGAATAATGCAGATAGTCTTATCCATACAAGTGCTGATACATCAAGATTAAGATTATTCGGTGGTTCAGCGGCAAGTGTAAGTAATGGCGCAGCATTAACACTTCATGGAGTAAATCACTCAAGTGGTAATTATGCTGATTTAGCAGCAGCAACAGGTGGCACTATTCAATTTAGAGTAGGAACAAGTGAAAAACTCCGTATCCAAGCAGGCGGAGGTATATCTTTTAACGGAGATACTGCAGCGGCGAATGCTCTTGACGATTATGAGGAAGGAACTTGGACTCCAGGTCTTAAATTTGGAAGTGCCTCAACTGGTATGACTTATAATTGGTCACCTGCAGGAGTATATACAAAAATAGGTCGTCAGGTAACTGTTAAATTTGGATGGGATTGGTCAAGTAAAGGAAGTGCCACAGGTGCTCTCCAAGTAACTGGTCTTCCTTTTACTTCAACTCATACAGCATATAATCATTTTACTGGATCAGTAATTACGTTTAATGGTCCTAATGCTGATGGAAGTATGACATCATATCTATCAAGTACAAATATTAATTTTAGATTGCATAATGAAGCTAATCTTAATGTTTCACCCACTCAAGCTGATTTTGACGATGATACTAAAGTCATGGGTACGATCACTTATTTTGTTTAATTTTATATAGACCGTTAGCAAGTCTCTAAACTAAGCCATAAACCTATTTAGCTCGGAGAGCTTCCTTAAATGGCCTTAACTAAAACATTAGAAAATGATAAGATAGAAGTAGTCCAAAAATGGAATATTCAAGTACGGACTGCTACCGTGATAAAAGAAGACGGTAAAGAACTTACCCGTACCTTCCATAGAAAAGTATTAGTACCAGGAACACTTGATGCAAGTGACAATTTAGTAGCTACTGATATATCTAAAGAGGACAGCGATGTCCAGTCAATCTGCAACGCTGCGTGGACGGATCAAGTCAAAGCAGACTATAAAGCTTTCTTAATAGCTCAAAAGTCTAGTTAAAAGATGGGAGAGCCACCTCTCCTGCCACGTTATTCTCTTCCTCCAGCTCTGGAGATCCCAAGGGTAACTCTGGACCAACCGAAGGCACTAATTCCTTCATATCGTCCGTTAGTTGTTCCACCTTCTGATCTACGAGCACCCCCAGGAGTAACTTCTGCAGGTGAGGAACAGAAATCCAAAGAAGAAACCCCAAAAAAACAATCGCCAGAAATTTCATTACCTAAAGAGGTTACTTCGTTCAATATACCCTTTACGGACTACCAAGTACCAGTACCAAGACAGGAAATCCTAGTAGCTGCTGGTACTACAGCTTCAGTATCTGTAGTAGCCACTCTGACAGCTACCGCTGTATTTAAAAGATGTGTGCAGGTATTAAAACCTGTAATTACTCAGCTTGTGAAGCGGATTCAGAAGAAGAGGGGGAAGGCTGTTCTTTCTTGGTCACGGCAACGATTGGTACAACGTCGTGGCAAATATGCTCAAGGCGGCTCCCAGGACGCAAAGTAAAGCCTTCCTTTTGAAGGGCTGCACATTCTTTAATACGAACTAACTCATAATCCAGTCTTAACTTCTCCATTTGTCTTCTACCAATTGACTTACAAAGTTCAGTAATTGAACCGTCAAGTGGAACCATAAAGTTTAACTGAACACCCCAATTCTCATTCATTGTGTAACCACTAGGAGACATATTTCCGTCTTCATGGTCCCAAGGTTTCACGTGATTACCCATATAAAATGGAGTGAAAGTCATAGTAGAACCATTGCAAACAATGGATGGTCCCAACTGCTGTCTCGAAGGCGCACCATTATTTTGAAATTGTACGGCTTGATTGGTTACATTTCCTGTCGCAGCCGCCTGCGGATTGCTAGTGTTACTAACCTTTGGCTCTTCTGCTAATACTGGAAAGCTTATTGAGAGAAGACAGAGAGCGATGTAGTAGTGGATGTTTGCTCTATGGTTCTTTCTATATCGTGAGTTTCTACTACCCCTGCTGCTCTGGGTGTTACTTCAAGAGTGAATGGATCTCCAGCGGTATGGATTGTAAAGACTGAATCTGAATCTACGATTCCTCCAGAGGTTGCTGAAGTGTGATTTATATTTTCTCCACTCCATTTAGAATATGCACCTCCAAATACCTCTGTCTCTACCGTTTCTTCTATGTCGATCTGAGTCACTGTAGTACTCTGCATAGAACCTTGGGTAAAAGCTGGCGTTACTGGGTTTGCTCTTGCAGCAACTGGAGTTAGCAGGAGCAAAAGTAATAGACATTTTCTCATACTTTTGTGACCTTTTTATTATCCACTCCTTCAATCTTAATAGGAGTTTCAATAATTATGTGCTGGGTAGCACCACTTGGTTTGTCTTTATGATCCTTTTTCTTAGCTGTATCTATCCCAAAGGTAGCAAGAGCTGAGGTGAAAACGAAAGTTATGAAAGTTATATCATTGTTCTGCTTATTATCCATCCCTGGTAGGGGCAAATAATTAAGGCTTATGATAAAACCAGACCACACAACTACGCCAAGGCGTACAAATGTACCAAGGACTTGAAGTTG